CTGTAGGGCAGAGCCCAGTCAGTAAAAGAATGAGGTATGAACGCTGGGCTCATTGTTTTATATACCGTCCTCACGGTTTCGCTTATCGTCTAAGAGACGACATAGGCAGGTGCTCCCTGGAATCTCATAAATGAGAAATCCTCGGCGAGTGCAAAGTCATGCATCGCATAACGACCAGTTGGCGCAGCCGAAATGGCATCCAAGGCGCAGACCACGTCAAACGTGCGCGTCAGCGATGCGTTGACGAGAGTGCTGGTGGACGGGAACGGATCATCCGAGAATGCAAAACCAAACAAATTATTGGTATACAAAGGAGTCTCAAATTCAACGCCACCATTGGTATGGGGAACAAAGGCAACAGCGCCAGTCATGTGAGTGGCGATGTTGGAGGGGTTGTTCGAACTCTGGAAGTTCCAGCCGACACCAAGAACTGGTTGTGTGGTCGAGGGGTTTTTCAACCTAACCACCACACGCCCAGTGCGAGTCATCTCAAGGTTCCCAGTGTACGACACTCGGTGCTTCGTGCCCCCGCGCATTCCAACATAAGCATAACGCAAATAGCAATACACGTTCGGCACAGCCGTAGTGGCTGTTCCGTTGAAAGCCGGACTTGGTGGTGGGTAAATGGGAACTCCACCATAAACGGCAAACTTGTCCCCATTGCTCACATAAGGAAGACCATCAGCTGGCAAAAACGCCGTGAAGCGCTTTCCCAAACCACGGAAAGAAACTGGAACCTCTCCAAAGTGCTCTTCACAAATGTGTGCAGTGGACGCGGATGATTCATTGAGATTCATGTGCTCCACATCCGAGCACTCAGAAATGATGCGCGATTCAACAGTTGGACGCTGAGTTGGCATGTTCGTGTCCGACAATTGATTGAACATCATGTTGTCAGAAGCGACATAGACGTTGATCTTGATGTCCGAGCCATTTGGAGATTGCAAAGCAGTGAACGGAGTCACAGCAATGTAACCATTGGCATAGTCAAACAGGTCAAGTCCGAGAAAACCAACCGTGCCCAAATCTCCAATAAGAGCATCAGAGATATTGCGCGCCCACGCTTTCGGGAAGGCCCACTTCACAGTGAAGCTAACATCCTGAGTTTCCTGAATGTCAACGATCTTCACAAACTGCTTGTTCAAATCAAGCACAGTGTCGATAACGACATTCTGCGAGATATTCGGTTCAAAGTAGAAAGCAAGCTTCCCACGATGATACGAAGAACAAACGATTTCAAACCGAAAAGTGATGTCACCGCGCCAATACTCAAAAGGAGTAGCCGCGAAAGACA